CAGCTCTTGTTTGTAATGCTGTTGCATCTGCTGCAATTGGATTCCATTGAAAAGTTCTACCATTATGGACAGTTGCTATTAAAATTTGACCAAAGTTATCAAGAGACCAAAAACCAGGATCAATATTGGTATCGGATACTAATCTAGCTGTACCCCACGTTGAAACACCCCATCTACCTGCACCCCAACCATAACCTAAAGTTTGAACAAGTCCTCCTATTTCAATATAAGGTAATAAATCTAAAGTGCCGTCATTCGTGGCCCCTGTTCCTGTTTCCGCTGTTGGCATCTCTATAGTAAAAGTTGTAGCTGTTGGAATAGTTTTTACTTCAAATAATACATCGTCAAAGTCAGTCGCTGTATAGTCTGTTTGACCTCCAGTAAAGGAACCTGCATTTTCGAAAGTAGTTATATCACCAATTTGTAAATTATGATTAGTAGTAGTTGTAATAGTAACTGTTGCTGAACCATTTGTGGTTGTTATATCTGCACCAGTTTGTTGTCTATCAGGATCTATTGGAGTGATATCGTAAAAATCACCAGAATAATAAACATATAAACATCTATTAGTACCAATAGCTGAATATTTTCGTCCATCTAAATCTGTAAAAGTATGTTGAGCTCTAGCAACACCTATCAAAGTATTTGCATTTATTTGTAACCAGCCCCCTATTTTTTCAGGTTGACCATATCTAAAACGAACATTATCACCATCTACCCATACATTTTCAGCTTGAGTATCTGTTATTTGTTTATTAAATCCTGGTCTAAATGGTATTTTAGTTAAAGCCATAACCTATTTTACAATACTATTAATGGTTAGTATAGAACTAAACTATTTTCTAATAGGTGGAATTCCAAGCAATGGTCTTTTGTCAAACTTATTTTTTTCAGCAAATGGCCCATTTCTATGATTGTAATGCAAGAATACTTGCCCACAAACTTTCCCTTGAAATGGCTCTCGCCAATGCTCTAATTCACATCCACTATATACTAACATATCTCCAGGCTCTAGTAAAACCTCTGTGCCTTTTGGAGCGTCTGGTTTATGTATTTGTTTGTATTCATCAATAACTGAATCTGCACCTGTACCATCTATAAATATAGGCCACGGATCACCACCTAAATTTAAAGTAGTCGATATCTCACAAGAAGGTCTATCTTTATGTCTTCTTAATATATCACCTTGTTTATATATCCGTGCATAAGAATATGTTGGGACTAAATCAAGTCCTGTCTCTTTAGCCATTACGGGTAACATCTTAACCAATAAGGTTTCCATAACTTGATCTGCATAATGAGAATAAGTATTAGGAACTTGTTGATCTGTCCAAGTACCAAACATACCATTATCATAAGTAATATTATTTTCGTACATCCATTTAACTGCATCACGTTTAAGTAAAAAATAGTTAAATATAAAATTAGCGAGTTCGTAGCTAACTGCTTTTTTGATTACTTGATATTTATTGAAAGCCATCTTGTATAAAATTAAATGAAACTGATATCCTTATATCATTTGTTTTGTTGGGTTCAACACAATGCCATAACCAAGCAGGAAACATAATTATTCTTCCTGGTACAGGTTCTAAATGTGCTTCTCTCCATAAATGTTTTGGAGGTTTACCAGGTTTTCTTGCAGGCATCATTGTTTGTATTCCTGGTCTTGGATCATTGATTGCAAGGGTACCTGAATCTTTATTTCCTTTTACATAATACACACCACTAAATAAACAATTAGGATGAACGTGAGGTCTATTATATCCACCAGGATAATTAATATTGGCCCACATATTGCCTAACATTGGTTTTCGATCTAACCATTCTTCTTGATATATTTCTTCTTGCATTTTATAAAGTTCATTAACAAGAGGCTGATACTCTGGTTTTAAATGCATATCGGTTGTTGAGTGCCAACCATTCATATTTGTTTTCTTTACACCTTGATCTTGTCTACTCCAGTTTACAATATGATGTTCTAATGCTTGGTTATCTAATTGCACATCTTTACCATAAACGATGGTTGGGAAAAATTGTTCTTTAATCATCTAAATGGTTTACCTCCAAACCAAACCACAAGAGATTGTCTCATACCTCGTTTAACAGGATTGACTCTATGATTTAAAAATGATGCGAATATAATTGCGTGACCTTGTTTGAGTTCTGCAAATTTACCTGGTGCCATTAATTCTAAATCTCCACCTTCAAACTCTGATGGATCATTCAATAATAAAGTCATTGATATTTTTCGCACAGGCGGTTCGTGTTGCATATTGACATCACAATCCATATGCCAATCATAGAATCCTCCTTCTGGATATTCTGTAAATTGTGCATTCTCTGTAACTTGTATATCTCCAAATCCAAAATGATTTTCATTTGCTTTTTGTATAAATGAATGAAGGTCTCTATACATATGAGGCATTTCATTGAATGGAATCCAACTAATTGTCGTAACTCTTTTTTTAGTATCAACACCACCACCTGGTTTATTCATACCCACTTGTGCCGTTTGTGGTTTTTGTCTTCTACCACATTCTATAATTTGTCTACACTGGTCTGGTGTAAATAATGGTGTAGTGGTTTGTACTATCCAACTTTTCCATTTAGGTTCTGTCATATGCATATTCTCGTACATTAGATGGGTCCTTTCTCATACATTGATTTTAAAAAATCTGATTGTTTTACTGGATGATTTCTCCAACAAAATACATTTAACAATTGAAAAAATTTTGTTTCCTCTCCATTATCACCTACATAACATAATGTTGATTCATACTTATTTTTAAAATATTCATATCTATGAGTACCACTTCTAATTGTAACTTCATCTTTATCTAATACAATTGGACACAGTAATCCATTTTTTTCTAAATCAGGATTAACTTCTTTTACAAATTTATCCGTTGTTGGAAATAAAGTTTTCATATCTTTAAATTTTACTTCTTTCAATTTGTCTTTAAATATTTGATAATGAGGTTCTAACATTAACTTACTCCTCTATTTTCAATTGGGTTATAAGCTACATCACAATTTGCAGCTAATGTTCTTCTCACACCTGGTCCATTGAATGGATACACACAGTGTCTCATATCATATGGAAAAATATAAAAATCTCGTTCTTGAGTATTTGGTTGATAATCTACATTTGCAAACTGACCACTAGCTGAACCTAATATTTGTAATCGTCCATTTTGTGGTTGATGCGCTGATGAATATTCTACTCCATAAGACTCTGGTAATTTTAAAATCATTACAGAAGATAACCCTGTATATAAATTACCCTGGTGTACGTGCACTGGATTATATTCGTGTGCTTGCATTTGATTAACCCAAATAGAATTTAAATGCATATTATAATTTCTAATTTTATTCCATTTTAAATAATGATCATATTTTTGCATAAACCATTGAGTTACATTTTGAGGTAGTAAATTATGTCGTTGCATTTTAGATTGATCTTCACCATCATAAAATAAACTGTGTTCATTATGTATTTTACCAACCAACTGTTTATTAGCAGGATGTAAATGTTGAAAATTAGATTCATAAATGTGATTAATGATATTAAATACATCTAATGGTACTTGATACTTTAATACCGATTGACCTAGAAATATAAAATTAAAATCGGATGTGTCCATACTTCTGTCTTATTCTTTCAGGTATTTTTTCAATATAGGGATTGTATACCATTCTTACTTTACCTGAAAATAATTTATGCATATTACTACCAACAACCCTATCATCATAAGATATACCATTTACACAAACCTGACTAGGGTTTTCAAAATTATGATTAAAATAAGGTTCTTCTAAAAACTCATATATTTTTCTAAACTCTTTTTCAGGATCTGTAACAATATCATTATATTTCACAAAATGACAAATATCAGGATAATTGAGTGCATTTTTAATTGCCTCTAAATCTTTTGCAACTGCACCATCTTTATTCATAATCATTCCAAGTTTTTCATCATCAGTATTTAAATTATATCTATTTGGAAAAGCATCAGGATTTTCTGTATACCATTGCATATAAGAAGCAAGAACATCCATTAAATCTCTTAATAATACTATTACCTTAAAAGGTCTCTTATAGTGTTTTTGCATTAAAGCAAAATTACCTGGAGTCATTACGGGTCCACGATCAATAATTATTTTTTGCGGCCAATCTTTATAATAATTATCATAAACAGAATCTAATACGTTATTTAATGATTTTTCATCAGGAAAATTTTGAAAGACATCCGTTTGTTTTAATAAAAACAAATCTTTCATTATCTCTAAAGTTATTGAGTTAGCAGTTGCTGCTATCTCAGGATTTTGATTCATTAATGAAGCAAATAAAGTATTACCTGATCTAGGAAGTGCAACTAAAAAGAATAACTTTTTATTCTGATTTTTCTTTGGCTCCAAGTCCATTTGTATTATTCGCTATTGCTTCTTTCTTTTTATGGTAAAGCATTTCACCCGATTTTTTAACTCTTTCAATCGTTTGTAATTGACCAAGAACGTTAAATACTTCTGGTTGAGATGATCCTTGAGTTAACGTCTCTGCTTTATTTTTCATAATTAAACCATAAGAGTCTAATTGATGTTTGTTGACATCTTGAGTATCAAATGATCCATCATCAAATTCTTTTTTTAATGTTGACCATAATTTGATTTCTCTCATTCTGTCTTTAGCAACGAGTTGCATATTAGCAACTGCATATGTTTTTTCATCAATATCAATTTGAAGCAATTCTCTTTTTAGTTCATCTGTTTCTTCTTCTAATTTCTTTTTTAATTTTTTAAGTTTAACTTCATTTCTTCTACATTCAAAAGATAATGACATTAAATTTTCTAAGAATACATTTTGTTCTCGAACACACTGCCAATATTTTGCAGCTTTAGTTGGATACTTTGCATCCTGTAAAACAGATATTCTCATTTCTGTTTCAGTTCTAAACACTTGTTTTTTTGTCCAAGTATCTCTAAGCTCAGATGTCATCTCTTTAAATTCTTTGACATCATTTGGATCCAACAAATTATTTAAGCTCGGTGCTTCTTTTTCGATTAGTGCGTGTATATTTCTTTTTTCTTCTGACATTATAAATCCTTTCAGGTTTTTAATGGTATATACTATTTTAAGAAGTAGTCAAGGTTGAAGCAGTAGCTGCTACTGTTTCGCCTGTAAATTCTTCGGACGAAGATAAAATAGTAGGAGGAGTTGAATTACCTCCAAAAGTTACAGCAGCACTTGAAGTTCCTGCTCCACCACCTTGTCTTCTAATATTTGCAAGAGAAGGTCTTGTTGACCAAGAAGTTCCATCATATGCTTCAGTTGCAGTAGTTGCTGGAGGAGTAGATCCTCCAAAAATAAATGAATCTGTTTGAGGCGCAGCCGTTGCTGGTCCTGCAGAATATCTTGCTGTGATTAAAGCACCACCTGTAGTCCAAGATGTTCCATCGTATTCTTCTGTAGCATTAGATGCTCCTGTAGAAATTTCTCCACCAGCTGCTAAAGCAGCTGTTTGTGTTCCTGATCCAACTGCTGCAATTCTACCAGTGCTTAAATTATTTTGTTCAGACCAAGAAGATCCATTATACTCTTCTGTATCAACTGAATAATAAGGTGAACTTCCTGGATTACCACCAAATGCTACAGCTGAAGTAGATGTTCCTGCTGCACCTGTACCACTTCTAAGCGTATTTAAATCAGATATTTCAGACCAACTACTTCCATCAAAACTTTCTACATTTGCATATCTAACTGGTCCTAAACCACCAATTGCTAACGCTGCAGTTTGTGTACCTGCACTTCCTACATAACCTCTAGCAGTATTCATATCATTAACTTCAGAAAAACTAGAGCCATCATATGTTTCTGTTGCACCAGAGTAACCACCACCTGGAGAACCACCATAAGCTAAAGCAGCTGTTTGTGTTCCTGTTCCTCCAATAGCATTTCTTCCTGTATTCATAGTTCCACCACTCGACCAAGCTGCAGCTGTAATGACATTTATTGACTTGTTGTATTCTTCGGTTGCTGATAATACAGGCCCTCCTGCAATTGCTAAAGCAGCAGTATTATCTGCTCCAGCCCCTGCTAAACCATAAGGTCTTCCAGTTCCTAAAGTAGCAGGTGATGTTGTCCAAGATGTACCATCATATGCTTCAGTTAAATTTGTTGCTGGTGCATTCTGTCCACCAAATGCTAAAGCAGAAGTTTGAATTCCAGCACCTCCTAAAGACTCTCTTCCATTATTTAAATCACCACCTGCAGTCCAAGCAGTGCCATTATATTCTTCAGTAGAAGTTGTACTAACAGTTGGAGGAGAACTATCCGCATCACCACCAAAAGCTAATCCTGCTGTTAAGGTACCACAACCTGTTAAAGATGTTCTAGTGACACTTAAATTACCACCTGCAGTCCACGTTGCTCCATCGTATTCTTCTGTAGCATTAGTTCTAACTGTAGAAAAACCACCAAAACCTATAGCTGCTGTTTGAATACCAGCACCTCCTAAACCCCTTCTTGCTGTACTCATACTTCCTGGACTTGTAGTCCAAGATGAACCATCATACTCTTCTGTAGCTGTTACATTAGGAGGACCTCCCGCAAAAGCTAAACCAGCTGTTTGAGTTCCAGCACCTGCTAGCAATTTTCTGGCTGTATTTAAAGCTCCACCATTTGCCCAACCAGAACCATTATACTCTTCGGTTGCAGTTAGATCTCCTGGATTACCTCCACCAAAAGCAAGACCTGCGGTTTGTGTTCCAGCTCCAGCTAAACTATCTCTTGCAGTAATTAAAGGCGCACCAGATGACCACGCTTCAAGTTGTACTAAAGATTTAAGAACACCTTCAGTCGAGTTATACCACACCTGTCCTTCGGTTGACGTATTTAACGTTGGATCCGAAGCTAAATATTTTACCCGTGTACCTCTTATTCCTGAATACTCTGACATTTAAATTCCTTTATGGGAGAGTAATTTCAGTTGGTCTCGGATTCATATCGGTTTTTTGCTCTTCAGGTAAAGCATCCCACGCAGCTTGTGCAGCAGTTACTTCTGCATCTACAAGAGCTTGCGCTTCTGCTTTAGTCTTTTCAACACCGTTCTTTTCAGCTAACCACAATGCGCCTTTTTCATTGTTACCAATGACCCAGACGTTTGCAGGATAACCTCTAAGAAAGAATGCTCTTCTGTCTTCAGCAGTAAAGAATCCTTTGCCAGTGTTTGTAGCAGTACCATATATAAATAGTGCCATAGTATTTACTCCTTAGTTGTTGTTATTATAGTCTTAAATCGTTTCATTATCAACTTGTAGTTAAAGTTTTTAAATTTAATGCTGTTGTTTCGCCATTAAATTCTTCGGTTGCTGCGGTTCCACCTCCTGGAGTACTACCTCCAGCAGCTAAAGCAGCAGTTTGTGATCCCCCATATCCTATTTCACTTCTAGCTGTTGCCATACTTGGTCTTGTTGACCAAACAGTTCCATCAAAACCTTCTGTATCACCTGTATTAGGAGTTCCAGAGTAAAGAAGTCCTGCTGTTTGTGTTCCAGCTTCACCAGTTCCTTCACCTCTCGGTGTACTATAACTTGCAACCGTAGTCCAAGATGTACCATCCCAAGATTCAGTTTCAGTTCCTGGCCCTCCAGCTACTGCTAAAGCAGCTGTTTGTGATCCTATACCACCTGCATTAGATCGTGGTGTATTTAAATCATTAACTTCTGTCCAACTAGTTCCATTCCAAGATTCATTTAAAACTCTTGATGGAACAGGTGTTCCAGGACCTAATGGTCCAGCAAAAGCAAGAGCTGCTGTCTGTGATCCACATCCACCTAAATTTGCTCTTGCAGTATTTAAATCATTTACTTCCGTCCAAGATGTACCGTTGTATTCTTCTGTTAAACTTTGAGCAGGTGGAGTACCACCTCCAAAAGCAAGTGTTGCAGTTTGTGTACCTGCTCCCGCAAAATCTCTTCTAGCAGTATTTAAATCATTTTGTTCTGTCCAAGTTGTTCCGTCATATTCTTCAGTATTACCTACTATAGGAACGCCAGGAGTTCCACCAAAAACAATACCTGCTGTTTGTAAAGCAGATGAAGACGCAGCCATATTACGTCTAGCCGTATTTAAATTCCCACCACTCGACCAAGCAGCAGCTGTAATAACATTGATTGACTTGTTGTATTCTTCGGTTGCTGATACATTTGCTAAAGAATTTGATAAGGCTCCAGATACTCCACCTGTAGATCCAGATGTTCCAAAACCTGAATCTGTTGCCCATCTTGTATTAGCACTATCAGGTTTATTAGTCCAAGTTGTTCCATCATAATTTTCTGTTTTTACAGTATTTGAAGCACTTGGAAAACCACCACCATTTGCAGTTGTATTTGATTGAATACCAAAACCTGTAAAATAATTTCTAGCAGTATTCATATCACCACCAGCCGTCCAAGCAGATCCATCATATTCTTCAGTTGTAGCTATATTTGATGGACCTGGAGCAGCACCACCAAAAATTAAACCTGCTGTTTCTAATCCTGAACCACCGTGTGTATATCTAGCTGTACCAATAGGAGTAACTGTAGTCCAAGCTGTACCATTATATTCTTCTACTGAATTATAGGATGGACCACTACCAGCCATAACTCCTGCTGTTAATGTGCCAAAACCAATTGCATTTGCTCTAGCGGTATTTACTGTTCCACCCGCTGTCCAAGAAGAACCATCATATTCTTCAGTTGCTGAAGTAACTGGAGGTGAAGGTGTTTGACCAGATGCTATAAAACAGGCAGTTTGAGAACCATTTTTTGAAGTTGAAGCATAAATTCTTGCTGTAGATGTAGCTCCACCAGATGCCCAACCTGAACCATTATATTCTTCGGTGTTTGTTACATAAGGTGCTGGGTATGTCCTACCAGATATTGCCAATGCAGCGTCTTGTGTTCCTGCACCACCTACACCTTGTCTTGCTGTAATCATATTAGCACCAGATGACCACGCTTCAAGAGCAACGATACTTTTAAAATCACCAGCGGTACTATTATACCAGATCTGTCCTTCAGCTTCTGCGTTGTCTGGATCTGTTGCCAAGAACTTTACTGGTTTTCCAAATATATTTTTATAGTTTGTCATAATTTTAGCTTGTTGTTAAAGTTTGTGTTGCTAATGTTATATTTGCAAATTCTTCTGTTGATGCAGTATAAGGACCGCCTCCAAAAGCTAAACCTGCAGTTTGAGTTCCTGATGTACCTAATCTAGCTCTTGATGTTGCTAAACTTCCAGTGGTTGTCCAAGAAGTACCATTATATAATTCTGTACTACCAGTTGCTGCTCCTGATGGTGGTAAATTTCCTCCTATTGCAAGACCCGCTGTAGTTGTTCCAGCTCCACCTAAACCACTTCTTCCTGTATTTAAAGAACCTTCAGTTGAATATGTTGAACCATTATAACTTAATACTGCACTAGAATAAGGTGATCCACCAATTAATAATGCAGCTGTTTGTAAACCTAAACCAGCAAGGGATGCTCTTGCAGTTGGAGCTGATGTAACACTTGTCCAAGAAGTTCCATTATATTCTTCTGTAGCAGCTGTAGGTGTTACTGGAACGTCTCTTCCACACATCATTAGACCAGCAGTTTGAGTTCCTGCTCCTGCTTGTAAATCTCTTCCAGTATTTAAATTATTTCCTTCTGCCCAAGAAGTTCCATCATATTCCTCACTGTTAGTTAATGCACCACCACTATATCCACCAGCACCAAGTGCTGCAGCAGCAGTTCCCATACCACCTTGTAATTTTCTTGCAGTAACCATATTATTTCCTTCTGTCCAAGAAGTGCCATCATAAGTTTCTGAATTTGTAGTTAAACCTCCTCCTCCTTCACCTCCAAAAGCTAAAGAAGATGTTTGAGTTCCATTTACAGAACCCGCTAACGTTCTTGATGAATTTAAGTTTCCACCAGATGACCAAGTACCACCAAGGTTAAGATACCCTTTTAAAACACCAATAGTATTATTATACCAAATTTCACCTAGTTGTGGATTTGCTGGGTCACTGCTGACCGATCTGATTAGCTGGCCTCTGATTTCTTTAAAGGTTGTCATTCAACCTCCCTAATTATTCTGTAGCAGCCAACCTTGAGTAGCATCAACATACACTAAAGTAAATCCTGCTCTTTCAGTTGCAACAGTTAAGTCTGCAGCTGTACCTTGAATGTTATGTCCGTTTCTACCGATAGTTAGATTGTTAGTGTCAAATGTTCCTGCATAATCAATGATTGAAATAAAATCTCCAATTGTTGCAGCAGTTGGAAGTGTCACTGTAAATGCTCCGCCTGTTGTATTACAAAAATATCCATTACCTGCAACAGCGTTCGCTGGGTCTGCAGTAATAACCGCTTGCCAAGATGCACCACCAGAAATATCACCGAACGATGCAGTTGTACCATCTGTGGTTAAAACTTGTCCTGCAGTTCCCATAGTGATACCACCAAAAGAACCATTATCATTAAATTGAATTTGTTTATCGGATCCGCCTGGAGGAGATGCTAAAGATATTTCTTTTATGTTAGGATTAGTCCCATCATCAGCAGCAGCAAATAATAATTTATCTCCTTTATCATCTGTTGCAAAAGTTACTGATGTTCCAGAACCTGATACATATTTAAATTGTACAGTAAAAGAACCTGTTGTTGAATTTCTTAAAAAATAAAAAGTTTCTACATCTAATGGAATAGTTACAATTTGATTACCTGTAATCGTACCTGTAAACTCAATCATTCTTGCTTGAGCTGTTCCAGTTGTATTACCATCAACAACTGTTAATGCAGTTGTTTGTGCACCACCAGCAATAGATACTTGTTTGAATCCGCCTGTTAATTGTTCAATTAAATCTAAGTTATTATTTGTTTTATCTCCCCACGTACCAGAGTTTTCTCCAGTAGCCATTTTTTCTATACCAAGAGGGGTATATGTAGATGCCATAAATTTAATCTCCTATAATTATAATACTCTTATTAAGCCGCTCTATCAACCTCTGTCCATGTAACGGTGGTTCCAGTGTTAACCTCAGCCCATGCTGTTATTCTAGTGCTAGAAATAGCAGTAGTCAATGCTACGCCAGTAATATTTACATCAGCGTTAGCTTGTGTGGTAACACTACCTATATTTGTAGATAAACTAATACCTGTAACTTCAGCTACCGATACTGCATCTACTGAGCCTATACCTGTAGATAAAGATTGTCCTGTTAAAGTAACATTTGCGTTACCTGCAGGAATTTCTTCTCCAATTGATGTTGTTAACTGAATTCCTGTAACATCTACTGGAGTATTTAAATCAACAGTTTCATCACCAATTGCTGTTGATAAAGATTGTCCAGTTAAAGATTGATTTGCATCTGCTGTAATATCTACTGTGCCAATATTTGAAGATAACTCAATACCTGTTATAGGAACAGAAGCACCTGCATCTGCAACTATTTGACCAACTGTAGTATTAATTGTATGTTCAGCAACGTTTACAAATATATTTCCATTTGCTGCAATATCAACTGTTCCAACTCCCGTTGAAGCTGTAACGCCTTGAAGTCTTAATGTTTCTACAGAACCTATATCTGTTGATAAACTTATTCCTGTAACATCAACACCTACATCTGAGAATGCCC